CTCGACAACGACTTCTATGTTCGCGCCCTGGCGAAAGCCCACCTCCTACGCGAACAGTTCTCGTGGGAAAGCCTGACACCCACATACCGTGAAGTCCTCGGATGATCGGCATAGTCGCCCACACATCGCGGCAACATCAAGCCAACCAACTGGCTGACACCGTTGATGCCGGCTACATCTCAGTCGATGACGGCACACTCGGCTGCAACGGCAACCACAAAAAAGTGTGGGCTCACCTATCCGAACAGCACACCGAATGGTCCATCGTCCTCGAAGACGACGCAATCCCCGTCGACAACTTCGTAGACCAGGCAACCCAAGCACTCACAGTAGCCCCAGCACACGTCGTGTCGTTCTACTTGGGCAAGCACCACATCCCCAACCTTGATTGGGAACAACGCAAACAACAAGCCATCGCCCAGGCCGACAACACCGAAGCGCACTGGCTCACCACCAACCACCTACTACACGCCGTTGGTGTAGCGATACGCACCGAACACATCCCGAGCATGTGGCATCACATCAACCGAATGCCCGACGTCTTCCCGATTGACGAAGCCATGACGCACTGGGCTTACAACACAGGCCGCACCATCGCCTACACATGGCCATCACTGGTTGATCATGCTGACCAACCGACCACTTTTCGACATCCCGACAAGATGCCCAGGCCACCAGGACGCATCGCATACCGGACCGGAACACGAACACACTGGACCGACAAAGCGGTGACGATGTGAGCAGAACAAGCGACCGCCAATACCTCAAGAACCGCAAAAAGATCCGGCACCTAGATACTTGCTGGCTTTGCGGTCAATGGATCAACCCGGAGCTGAAGTTCCCCGACCCAGGCTCATGGACATCAGACCACGTCGAACCCTATGCACGCAGAAAAAATAATCACGGCGAACTGAGGCCGGCACACAAACTATGCAACGAGAAACGCAGAACCAAGAACCCGCCGCCGACACACGGCCGCCAGTGGTAGCTGACCTGTCACTAGGTCAGTGGGTTACACGGCTTCAAGCCGCAATGAAAGAAATCGAAGCAGCCGAAGACTGATCCTCTTCGGTTAGAGAAGCCCCGTATCTCCAGGTGCGGGGCTTCTCGCATCCCTGGAGAATTAATTTGAAAAGCAAGACAATGCCATGCTCCTTGTGCGAAAAGCCTATGCGTGTACGTCTAGACAGGCTCAAGACAGATCGCCCAAACGCATGTCATCCTTGCCGAAGCCAAGCGGCCGCAATCAAGCGGAAACTCATTGATGAGCGCAAATGCGATAGGCCGACCGGCGTGCAAAACGTTTGTGCGGACTGCGGCGTTGTCATCGGTAGACATCAGCGGAAAACCTTAGGCCCATCCCGCTGCCGTAAATGCCGGTTGACAAAGACAGATACTCGATACACCAAGACCTCATGTTCTCAATGTGGTCAAAAGGTCAAGGTTCGCAATGGCCAATCAACAGCGTTATGCCGCTCTTGCCGGGCGACGAACAGAGTAAAAACGTGTGTCGGTTGCGCTTCGGTTTTTTACGCTAACCCGAAAGACCCGTTGATTCAGAAGTATTGCTCCCTACGCTGCGCTAATTCGAACAAGCCGAGACCAACCAAGGCTAGGCCGGTTGTTGTGTACATCGGACCTAAGTTCACACGTGAGCCAAAGCGCAACGTCAATTCCATACCAAGAACTAAAAGAATCTTCAAGTCTGTCCAATGCAAAATATGCGATAGATACTTCGTAACTCTGTTCACTGATGTGACTTGCTCAACCATGTGCCAAGATATTAACGACCGTGATATGAAGTCGCAGGCTAAGTCAAGGCGCAGGGCACGCAAGAAGCTAGCGTTCGTTGAGAACGTATCGCCGAAGTACATCTTCGAGCGTGACAAATACCGGTGCAACCTGAAGCTGTCGCCCAGTTGCAACGGCAAAACAGACCCAGCAAAGGTCGTTCCTCATCCTCGGGCACCAACGATTGACCACATCATCCCTCTGGGCGTCGGTGTTGAAAACGACGGATGGCATTCAAACGCCAATAGCTGGTGTGCATGCTTTGAATGTAACTGCATCAAGCGTGACCGTGGTGGCGGAGAACAGCTCGCCCTGATCGGCTGACACCCCCCCTGGGGCAGTGCCTCAAAGCCGATATGGACGTGGCACCACAGGCATTGCCACGAATATCCCCCCGACCCAAGAAAGTTGGCTTGACGTGGGCCTTTCCGAAGCGTTCTCGTCGGGGGATCGGGTCACCGCGTTGCTGGCTTTGAGGGATTACTTGGCCAGCCTGGTCGATTCGTTTGATGGGGCGCCGAAAGACATCGCCCCGGTCACTAAGCAACTCGCCGATGTGGTTCGTGAACTTGACGGGTTGGCCCCGATTCAGCGGAAAGGCACGGCGCTAGATGAACTTGCCGCACGGCGTTCAGACGCCTCGGGTTCACGTCGCGCCTAAAGGCCGATTTCGCGGGGACGGGGAAGATGCCGCATTCCTGTCGACCGCTTACGGGTTGGCCCCGGATTTGTGGCAGGCCCAGGTGCTCGAGGATTGGTTGGCGCGTGCCGGCCGCGGCGGAAAGTTTTCAAGCCTGACTTGTGGCTTGAGCGTTCCGCGCCAGAACGGCAAAAACGCCATCCTTGAGATGCGTGAACTGTTCGGCATGGTGTCCCTCGGGGAAAGGTTTTTACACACCGCCCATGAGGTGAAAACGGCCCGCAAAGCGTTCATCCGGTTGGCGTCGTTCTTTGAGAACACCCGCAAGTGGCCCGAGCTGGCCGAGCTGGTCAAGGATATTCGGCGCACGAACGGCCAAGAGGCCATCGTGTTGACTAATGGCGGTTCGGTGGAATTCGTGGCTCGGTCTAAGGGCTCTGGTCGTGGTTTCACTGTGGATGTTCTTGTCTGCGATGAGGCCCAGGAACTTTCCGACGATGCGTTGGAAGCGTTGATGCCTACGACGTCGGCGGCGCCGCTGGGAAATCCGCAGTGGATCTTCACTGGTACCCCGCCGGGGCCGACCGCGAATGGCGAAGTGTTTACCCGCACCCGCGATGATGCGTTGTCGGGGAAGTCCTCGAGGTTGTCGTGGCATGAATGGTCTTGCAGCGGTTCCGCCGATTTGGATGACCCGACTTCGGCTTCCTCGGCGAACCCGGCTCTTGGCGGCCGGTTGCAGTGGGATGTGGTGCAGGGTGAGCGCTCACGATTCTCTGATGAGGGGTTCGCCCGGGAACGTTTGGGCATGTGGGATTCGGCCGGTTCGCAGCGCGTGATTTCTGCGGATTCGTGGAAGGTTGTCGCGGACGCAAACTTGAAGGACCGCGGCGACGAAGTGGCCATTGCTTTCGATGTGTCCCCGGACCGGTCAACGGCCACGATTGCGTCGGCGGCCTGGACTACCGAAGGTCTGCCGTATGTGGATGTGGTGGAGTCGCGCCGCGGCGAACCGGATTGGGGTATCCAACGGTTCGTTGACTTGTGCGAACGCCACCAGGTTCGGGCGGTTGTGGTCGATGGGGCGTCGGCGGCGTTCTCACTTGTTGACCCGTTACGTCAACGCGGGTTGACGGTGACGGTGACGTCGGCCCGCCAGATGGCGGCGGCGTTCGGAAACTTTTATGACACGGTCATGGATGGTGCGATGCGCCATTTGGACCAGCCGTTGTTGAACTCCGCTCTTGCGGCTGCACGTAAACGCAAGATCGGTGACAGCGGGTTTGGTTGGTCCCGTAAGGATTCAGAGTCTGATATCACGCCGGTAACGGCAGCCACGCTGGCCCTGTGGGGATTGACCTCTGGCGAGATAGCTGAGAAGCCCAAGGTTAGGTCAGGTAAAGCGTGTTTTGTGTAAAGGAGGTGTGCAGTGTTAGACGATGATGGCGTCCGCGGGATTGTGGACGATATGTGGCGGCTTCATCTGTCCGAGCGCACCTATCTGGACCGGATTTACGGGTTCACTGCCGGCCAGCTCGGCGCACCCCACATCCCTGAGGGTGCCGAAGTTGAGATCAAAGACCTAGCCCGTCTCAGCATCAAGAATGTTCTTGGTTTGGTGCGCGATAGCTTCACGCAAAACTTGTGTGTGACGGGCTACAAGTCGGCGCTGGCGAAAGAGAACGCACCGGCCTGGGATATGTGGCAGCGCAACCGCATGGATGCCCGCCAGGCCGAGGTTCACCGGCCCGCCGTCACCTATGGCGCTTCCTATGTTGTCGTCACTGACGGCGAAGAGGGTTCGGTGTGGAAAACCCGCAGCCCACGCCAAATTTTGGCGGTCTATGTCGACCCCCAAGTGGATGTGTGGCCCCAGTACGCTTTTGAGCAGTGGGTTGACTCCACCGACGCCCATCCGCGCTGGAAAGCCGTGCTGTATGACGAGGAATACATTTACCCGCTGGATCT